ATTAAAAATAGAGCAGATGTAGTAGGTATTAAACAGCTTCAAACTTTTTTAAAAGAACATAGTAGTATTGATATTCAATATGAAAGTTTAAGAGAAAGAGTGGTTGAAATATTTAAACAAAGGGAAAGTTAAATATTTTTAGTATCTTTAAGTTTAATTTAAAGATAAAAAAAAATGAAAACATGCCCAAAATGTCTAGGAAGTGAACAAGTATTTAATCCACAAATGGATGATTTAGAAGTTTGCAATTATTGTGAAGGCATTGGAACAGTATCTGATGTAAAATTTGAAAATTTTGACCCTATAATGGATGAAGATTATGATGAAATATGAGTAAGTTATTAATTAATAAATGTATGCAAGAACATATAAGTCCTAATGATTTAATGATTTTATATGCTATTACATACAGTATAAAAGGCATACCTTTTAGTAAAGAAGAAATAAGCATCAGTAAAATAAGATTAATAGAAAAACTAATACTAACATCAGAAGGTAAAATGACTGATAAAGGTAAAAGATTATTAATTGAATATACTGATGCTTTATCTATTCTTGAAGGTAAAGGGAGAAAATCTAATAAGCATGTAGATGATGCTATATTAGAAGCTAAAATAAGTGATTTTATAGAAGAATATAGAAAACTATTTAAAGGTAAGAAAACAGGTTCAATGGGAGACTTACAAGGATGTAAAGATAAGATGTTATTGTTTTATAAAGAGTATTCTGATTATGCTAATAGAGATACTATTTTAGCAGCAACTAAGAAATATATTAAAAGTGTAAATGATTATACATATTTAAAACATGCTGATTACTTTATATATAAAGAAGATAAGAATAAGCAACGTACATCTATGTTAGCATCTATGTGTGAAGAAGTTCAACTTAGTGATGGAGTATATAGAGAAATGGATAAAACTGATATGATATGAGTAAATTATTTAAAGATACTTTAGCTAAGATTAAAGAAAATAAAATTAATCTTGATTCAGGAAAGCCCAATTGTATTCCATTTAATCAGTTTCCTAGATTAAGCTATATACTTCCAGGTATTGTACAAGGAACTAATATTTTAATTTCTGCTTCGAGCGGAGTTGGGAAAACAAAATTTACTAAAAGTGTATTTGTATTAGAACCTTTAAATTGGCTTAACAAGCATTTAAAAGAAAATCCAAATAGTAATATAAATATACAAGTTAACTATTTTGGGTTAGAAGAAAGTAAAGAAGAATTTGTTACTTCTGTTATATGCTATAAATTGGAAGAAAAGTTTGGTATTACAATAGATGCATTGGATTTAATGTCTATGTATCAAAAAGAAACTGTTAGTGAAGATTTACTTAAAAAGATAGAATCTTTAGAATCTTTTTTTGAAAAGTTCTTTAATCATGTAGATTATATTGATACTATATCTAATCCTTATGGTATTTATGATTATATAAGAAATTATACTCAAAAAAATGGTACACATTATTTTTATAATTTTATTGATGATAGAGATAAAGATAATTGTATAACACATGCTGAGAAAGAAAAAGTAAAAAAATTATATGGTAAAGAAAGTAAAGAATATACTCAGTTAGCTTATTCCCATTATACACCAAATAACCCTGATGAATATGTAATTAACATAGTAGATCATTTTTCACTTTTATCTCCAGAAAATGGAGGTACATTACATGATGCTATGACTCAAATGAGTGCTAGTTATGGTAGAAAACAAATTACTAAGCATTACAATCATGTATTTGTTAATGTACAACAGCAAATGGGTTCTCAAGAAGCTGATTTATATACTAATTCAGGTAAAAAAATTATAGAAAAGTTAAAACCTTCTATAGCTGGACTTGCTGATTGTAAATTAACCATTAGAGATGCTCATGTAGCTATAGGATTGTTTGCTCCTGCAAGGTATTTACCTGAAGATGACATGATTTATAAAGGATATGATATCAGTGTATTAAAAGACCAATTTAGGAGTGCTATAGTAATTAAAAATAGGATAGGTAGAGGTAATATAGAGATACCTTTGTTATTCAATGGTGCTATTAATACTTTTGAAGAATTACCTGTTGAAATGAAAAAAGAAGATTACGATATAGTAAGAAAAATGCAAAAAACTTTAAAATAATATGATATTAAAATTTAAAAAATTACATGAAAATGCAATCATACCTTCATATGCTAAACCAGGAGATGCAGGATTAGATTTAACTGCTGTAACAGAAAGTTGGGATAATGATATTGTTACTTATGGTACAGGATTAGCAATGGAAATACCAGAAGGATTTGTAGGATTATTATGTCCTAGAAGTTCTGTATATAAGACTAATTTAGCTCTAGTGAATTCTATTGGAATAATAGATTGTTGTTTTAGGGGGGAAGTTATGTTTAAATTTAGATGTAAAACTAATGGTATTAAGTATAACATAGGAGATAGAGTAGGTCAATTACTATTAGTACCTATACCTTTAATTAAAACATTAGAAGTAGATGAATTATCTTCTACAGATAGAGGTGAAGGTGGTTTTGGAAGTACAGGAAATTAAATAAATAAATATGAAAAATAAAATAATAGAATATCAATTAAGTAAACCTGAATATAGAGAAGCAGCTAACAGTATTATAAATACTTCTAATAGATTTAATGTTGATAGTAAGTCTTATAATGCTTTTAAAAAAGCTGGAGTATTGGACTTATGGTTTGAACCAATATATCAAAAAGATATAGAATTAAATAACTGGTATGTTTTACCAAGTGGTTCTATTTATTTTGTAACTAAGGTTAATGGAAAACATGCATCAGGTTATGGTTTAGATTATCAAAATACCTGGGTTAATAGTTCATTTTTATGTTATATAACTGAGATAGAAAGAAAAGCTACTAATAATGAAGTAAAGAATGTGCTTATTAAAGAAGCTATCAAAAGGGGATTAGTTGAAGGTGTATATATTAGAAGTTTATGGTTGTGTGGGGATACTTCTTTAAAAAGTATTACAGGAAATTATCATTTTAGTTTAACTTTTCAAGAATTGAGAATAAGTACTTGTTATGATAGTTATATTTTATTTTCAGAGGGAATATGGGCTGAAGTAGTAGAAAATAAACCTGAAATAGTCATAAATGGGCATAAAGTTATTTTAAATGATAGCACTATTGAAATAGGAAGTATTACTTTGTCTAAATACACTATTGAAATTTGGTATAATAGCCTTGAAGCAATAAATACATATGGTATTACATCTATAATATATCAAGATAAGTTGACTATTTCAATAAAACACATGAAATTAATAGTAGATTATTATAAAACAAAATAAATATATGGAATTACCAAGTAAAAAGATTAAGGCAACTAATGTTAATCCAAAGAGTATGATAATATACTCTCAACCTAAGATGGGTAAGACTACTTTATTAGCACAGTTAGAAGATAATTTATTAATAGACCTTGAAAAAGGTACTAGATATATTGATGCTCTTAAAGTAGAAATAAATACTTATGAAGAACTTGCTGCTTTATTAAACAAGCTATCAGAACTTAAAGAAAAAGAAGGTAAATTACCTTATAAAATGGTTACTATTGATACTGTAAGTAAGTTAGAAGATTTAGTGATGCCATTATCTACAATTTTGTATAAAAAAACTTCGATAGGAAAAAATTATACAGGAACAGATGTAACTACATTACCAAATGGCGCAGGCTGGAAATTTCAGAGGGACGCTATGAATAAAATTTCAGATATCTTGCAAAATTTATTTGAATATGTTATATTCGTAGCTCACTTAAAGGATAAAAATATCACTAAAGAAGGTAGTGAAATTACAGCTAAAGATATTGCCTTAACAGGTAAAATGGCTACAATCTTACCAGCTAATGTTGATGCAGTAGGTTTCTTACATAGAGATAGAAAAGGTAACTTACTATTAGATTTTAGAGGTGGAGATGATATTGTTGCTGGAGCTAGACCTCCTCATTTAAAAGGGCAGGATTTACAGATAGCAACATATAATAAAGAAGATGATAGTATAACTTATCATTGGGAAAAAGTCTTTCTAAAAGACTAAAAATATTAGAACAAAATTTAATTTATTTAACAATTTAACAATTTAAAAATTATGGGTTTATTCTCAACAAAAGTAAGTGAAGTAAGTGAAGAAAGAAAGAGTGGAAGTAATCAAGATTATATCTACCCTGGAATTAAACATGCAGTTACTATTCATAAAGTAGAAACTGGTGAAGCTAAAACTGGTACACCATTTATTGAACTATTCTTTCATACTAAAAAAAAAGGTGTTGAAAGTTCTAAAGGAATCAAATTATATATTACTGCTAAAACAGCAGATAATGTTTTGGTCCAACTAATGCACATGGCTACTAAAGTAGTGACTAGAAAAGAATTTAATGAAGAGTTAGATTCTACTAATGTTAAAACTTTGGCAGAATCTTTTGGTGCAATGATGAAAGGACAGTTTTTTAGAATGAAATTTAATGGAGAGCAATATGTAAATACTGCTGGTGATGTTAGAGATAATGCTAAGATTCCTTACAATCCTGAATTTGCTGAAGCAATTCAAGGTGGTGCTGAATATGAAGCAGTAGCTGATGAAGATACTAAATTAACATTTGACAAGACTAATCAATATGATTATAAGGTATTGTCAGAAAGTGAAAAACCAACTCCAGAATCTACTGTAGATAATACAGTATCAGGTGGAATAGGTGATTTAGTTTAATTATTTATAGTTTAATTTTTTAAGGTCTGGGATTAATTTCTCAGACCTTTTTTTATTTAAAAATGTAATATGTTATTTGAAGATTTAGAAAATAAAAAGCTTACTAAAGTAAACATATTAAACAATGTATCAGAGTATGATATTTATAATTATTTTTTAGGAGAAGTACCTTTGAATACTGTTATAAACTCTCCTTTTAGAAAAGATAATAACCCTTCATTTGGTTTATTTATTTCTAAAAATAATGAATTAATGTATAATGATTTTAAACTAGGTGCAGGTAATTGTATTATGTTTGTACAGAAGCTTCATAATATTACTTATTTTGAAGCACTAAGTCTTATTAATCAAGTATTCAAGATAAACTTATATGATACAGTTAAATACAACAATAAGTATAAAAAGAAAGCTAATATAACTAACTATATTCCTGATAAAAAAGATAGTTCTATTATTAGAATTAAACTTAAAGATTGGACTAATAAAGATATTGATTATTTTCATCCTTTAGATATTACTAAAATATATGGTATATATTCTATCAGTAATTTTTGGATTAATCAATATAGTTTTAAAGCTTCTGAATTAGCTTATGCTTGGAGATATGGTACTAATATTTATAAAATTTATCAGCCATTAACTCCTGATAGTAAGTGGTGGACTAACATATCTAACAATGTTGTATGGTATGGAGATTCTTTATTACCTGAAAAGGGAGACTTATTATTTGTAACTTCATCTAATAAGGATGCAGCAGTATTACATCAAATAGGATTTAATGCAATAGCACCTCATACAGAATCTCAAAAGTTTAGTCAAGAACAATTTGATAACTATAATAAAAGATTTGATAAAATTATAATATTTTATGATAATGATGAAACTGGTATTTTAAAAGCAGAGTCTTTTTGTGATACTTATAATTTAACTTATTTGGCTTTAGAAGAGAAATCTACTAAAGACCCATTTGAGTTCATTAAACAATATGATTTAACAATACTTAAAGAATGGATAGAACAATGGATATAAATAAAAGAATACAGTTAGTAATAGATGATATACATATGCTTAACGATGGTTTTTGGGTTCCAGATGAAGATAGTTGTTACGCTACTATTGATAATTTAAAATTAATTCAAAAGGAAATTAATGAACTAGAAGTATTTGCAGAAAAATATAATGAATTATATTCTGAATTCAAATCAAATACTGAATTAATTAAAAACCACTATAAATAAAATTATATGAAAATATTTAAAATCATAATGATAGCATTGAATTTAATAAAGGACAAAGTAAAAAATGATAAAGAATATTTAAATAAAATAATGGAAAGATATGAATGAATTAATAACGCAAGAATTAGCTAAAGAATATGCTTTAGCTACTGCATTTATAATTAAATCTGAACTATTAAATGGAAGTATAATTCAAGTATTTGATGAATCTTATGAATTAGCTAAAAAGTTTGTAGAAGAATATCCTTTAGATACAAATTGGGAAGAAATGGAATTAGATTATGATGAATATATTGAGGAATTTGTAAAAAGAAGTAGATATGGGATGGTTAAGTGAACAAGTAGGAGAAAACTGGTGGAAAATAATTAAACCTATAGTACAAACAGAACAGTTTAAAAAAGATTGGACTGCTATTATGAATGATTATAGTAAGATAGTTTGTTTTCCAGAAAAGAATACTATTTTTAGAGTTTTTAAAGAAGTAGATGTAGACAATGTTAGAGTAGTTTTAATAGGACAAGACCCTTATATAGGAGTTAATGTTGATGGAACTTCAGAAGCTACAGGATTAGCTTTTGATACCAATGGCAAAAAGATTACACCTACTTTAAAACAAATGTATTATGCTTTTAGTGATGAATATCCTCATAACTTTTACACTGATTTAATGGATGGTAAATTACATAGGTGGGCTGAAAAAGGCATTTTAATGCTTAATACATCTTTGACTGTACAAAAAGGCATATCAAATAGTCATAAACAATATTGGAAAGAATTTACTGGACTATTGTTTAGACAATTAGATGCTATTAAAACTCCTATTCTATTTGTAGCTTGGGGGCAGGATGCTAAAGGTTTTGCAAATTTAATACAAAACCCTATACATCAAAAGATAATAGCTCCACATCCAGCTAGTGCATTATATAAAGGTATTAAATGGGATAGTAAAGGTACATTTAAAGGAATTGAAAATTTTATAAAAGAAAATTATGATAAAAGTTTTGAATGGGAAAGCAAAGGGACATTTAGTAGGCAATAGAAATTGGCAAAGAGGAAGATTACTAAGGACAAAAAATATGTTAGTAAGTAGTACAAGAGAACATTTACTTACTAAGGAAGAATGGTTGTTATTTCAGAAAATAAATACTGATTTAAGAAAGTTAGCAGAAATGCTACAAAAAGATGTAGGATTAATAGAAAAATAATATGGGAGGAAGTGCAAACAGAAGGAAAGGGCATCAATTTGAACGTGATGTTGTAAATAAATTTAAAGGATTAGGATTTAGTTTTTGTAGAACTAGTAGAGCTGGTAACAGAACATTAGATGATAGTAAAGTAGATATTGATATGATACCTTATAATGTACAATGTAAAAAAGGTTACACTAAAGGAATTAATTATACAGCTTTATTTAAACAAATGAAAGAAGGCTTAGAATCCAATTTTCCACCTAAACATGAACAACATACTTATCCAAGTATTATACTTCATGATAAAGGTAGAAAACCTGATGAAAAATTAGTAATAATACAAGAAAAAGATTTTTGGACATTAATGAAAAAAATAAAAGAAAATGATTAATAAAAGATACAAGTTACCTAGAGAATTTACAAAGGAATGGTTAACAGCATTAAGAAGTGGTAAATATGAACAAACTTCAGGTTCATTATATAATATTCAAGATCAGGGCTATTGCTGTATTGGTGTAGCTGCTAAGATTAAATATCCTTTACATTATTTAAAAAATAAAAGTAATAAATATGCTGGAGTTTTACAAGGAAATAAAAAATCTATTTTACAAGAAAATAAAAAATCTATATGCTCTGATACTAAATATAAGTTAAGTAAAATTCCACAAGAATTAAAAGGAAATGTTCATGCTAATAACTTTGTATCACAATTAGTAAATTTAAATGATGATGAAGGGTACTCATTTGAAGAAATAGCTGAATGGATAGAAAAAAATGTAGAATTATATGATTAAAGTAGAAAAAATTAGAGCCTTAAAAAAAGCTAGTAATCTACAAGAATTTATTCATACATTTAATAAAGTATTTAAAGAAAGTTTAATAGACCATTTAAATTATTTAGAATTAGATCATTTTTTAGGTTTACTTATAAAAGGTAATTATAATAAAATAAGAACTGATTTAGAGGATATGTCTTTTAAAGTTAAAAATAAAATACTAAGATGTGTAGAAGAAGGTACTTGTGATGAAGTTTATGAACAAAGGTATAGAGGAATAAAAGAATTAGAAGATTTAATAACATATTTTATAGAAGAAAATTATGAAGTTACAGAATAAAATATATGATGTAGAAGGAGATATTGGCTTAAAAACTACTAAAGCATCTTTATCAGAAGAAGATTCTCATAAGTTATGGGCTATGATAGAGAATCCTTATAAAGCACCTATTCCTTCAATAGTGAGAGAATATGTATCTAACTGTTTTGACAGTCATGCTGAAGCTGGAGTAGATGATGCAGTAATTGTTAAGTTAGGTAGAAAAGACTCTATAGGATTTTATATTAGCTTTACTGACGTAGGTCTAGGACTATCTCCTGAAAGAATGGAAAATGTATTTTTAAAGATAATGAAAAGTACAAAAGAAAATACTGATGATGCAATAGGTTGCTTTGGTTTAGGTAGTAAATCTGGATTAAGTTATAGCCCTATATTTTATATCAACACTCATTTTGATGGTGTTACTTATAAGTATCAGTATAGAAAAGACAGTATAGCACCTACATTAGATTATAAAGAAGAGTATAAAGAATCTGGTGTTAGAAATGGTACTACTATTACTATACCTATTAAAAATGAAATTGATTTATTTCAATTTGCAAGAGCTTGTAATAATCAATTATTTTATTTTAAAAATGTAGTAATTAATTTTGAAGAGTTACAGAATGTTTTAACTAATTATTCTTATATTAATTTTAAAGAAATATTAGAAGATGATTTTAAAATGTATGAAGGAAATACTTTTAAAGTAAGAATTAGTAGAAATGATATGTATTCTAAAAATACAATGTCTTCATTACATATAGCTAATGGTCCTGTTAATTACCCTATAGATTATAATAATATTACTATTGATTCATCACTAAGAAATATACCAGTAGCTTTAAAGTTTGATATTGGAGAGTTAGATATTATTCAAACAAGGGAAGATGTAAGATATACTGAGAAGACTATAAATGCTATTCAAAATAAATTAATTGCATTTGAAAACGAATTATTAGATTTATATGGCAGAAATGAAATCATACTTTGTAATTCCTTTAAAGAGTATAGATTAAAATGTGAAAATAATTATACTTTAATACTAGGAAAAGAAGGGTATACATTTAAATTAGATAGTAGTATATTTCCTAGAAAAAAAATTAAATTAAAAACTTTTTATAATATTGATAAAAACTATTATGTACCATTAAACTTAGTTGAAACTATTTATTCTAACTATCAAATAAAAGGGTGTATAAAGCATGTTAATGAAGGAAGTGTTAGATTTAATAGTAATTTTAATAGAGAGTGTTTTCGTATTTATGACGATGCTGGCAGTTATATTCGTGAACAATATATGTATTCTAATGAGAATTTAAACTCTAGTCGTCAACATGATGAAGGGTGTATTGGTATTTT